CATCATTAGGATCTACTCTCTCGAGTAACTCAATAAACATAGTCTCTCTTTTTGTCTGAGCAAGACTATCGTGAAATCCTTTAATGTAGTAACGAAGCTTTTCACATTCTTTAATTAGAACATGTTGTTGATCTACTAATTCGTTTGGCTTATATGGTGGAGTTCCTGGTGGTAATAGCCATACTACACTTGGATCAAATGCACCTTGAAGAATAATACGAAGAGGAACACTATCATTATATTTAATAGCATCAATCTTCTCTTGTGTCTTCTTTAATTTTGATACCTTTTCTAAAAATTCATACAATCCAATCTGCATTGTTTTCTCCTTAAAACTCACTGATATATTCAGTTAGATTTTTTAATTTGTTTACCATAAAATAATTCATCAGTTTTGAACGATCTTTACCGATCTGTTCATTATACTGAATTAATACTTTTTCTTTAATTTCGTTTGGAATATAGTTAAGATCTATGAGTTGCCTATTACGACAAAAATTACGATATGTCTTCTCGTCACAATCTTTTACAGGAATACTAATTAATAGCTGTTCCATTCTTTTTGCCGTTAGTGGTTTCTGTCTTGTACCAATGACAAAGCAATTATCATCTGATAGTACATTTGGAACACCATCACCTGTATCTCCTTTCATGATATGCTCACTTAAGAACCTATCCGGATCGTCATGTTTAATCCATTTCTTTCTGACTGGATCATATTGATTAACATTATTAAAACGATGCAACTGAATAAAATCTTTATCTCCCGAGAGAATGAGGATCTTTGTACCAGTATTTATATATTGGCCGAATTCACCAACCAATGTGCCAATAATGTCATCAGCTTCTGCTGATTCCACATCAATTACCCGATATGGAAAGAATTCTTTGAGTTCTGCACGAATCTTATTCATACACTCAAAGATGTCTTTCCAGTTTAGTTCTGACTCTGAGATTGATTTTTTACGATTGGCCTTATAGTATGGAAATAACTGTTTACGCCAATAATTGGTATTATCACAGGCGATGATCAGTTCACCATAATCGGCTGTGAATTTTTGTTTGTAAGATCTAATGGAATTTAATACCATATGTCTTACCATATTTTCTTCAACTTTTGCATTCAGATGGTTTCCCAGCTGAACCATCAGGTTAGATAACATAACCTGATTCAAATCAACAATAATCACTTTATTCCTCGCTTTTGTCTTCTCTCAAGTTTACGTGTAATTCGTCTACTATCTTTAGAGAACCATCTTCAGATTCATCTTCTTCAAATAATTGTTCAGTAACTCTTTGAAGAGGATGATATATATCATAGTGTTTACAAAGCATAGATCTTAAAGCTTCTACAAAGAAAGCTCCATCTCTAATATCGTCTTCTAGATCTTCTTCATCTGGATAAAACCCAGCAATTTCAAGTTGAGTAAAAATAATTGGTATAAGATTAGTTATAGTCTCCTGTATATGATATAGGTTCATTTGTTCAACATTTTCATTGATTTCTTCTATAGAAATCATCTTTTTAATATTCTTATTTTCTCTAGGGAAAACAATTACATTATTACTATTCATAATTTTATTATATCCTATATCTTAGGAGCTGTCAATCTATTTATAATTTAAGAGAAGAACATGGTTTGTTAGAGTACATCTTACGAATATTTTGTGCAAGAACATGCATAAGAATCTGATGACAATCTTCCACAATTCCGTAGTTATCATATTTAACATGTATAATCTGGTCAGCAAGATTATCTTTTACTATTGCACCACCACCAAATCCAACAAATGCTATAGTACCAAAGTTTTCTTCTCTTGCCTGCTTTAGACCTTTAATGATATTAGGAGAGTTACCAGATGATGAAACTGCAAGAACAACAGCATAATCATCTTGGGCATATTTAATTTGTTTTGAGAATACTTCATCATAACTAAAATCGTTAGCGATTGCAGTCATTAATGACATATTACAACCGAGATTTCTTGTATTAGGAGTAAAATCAGTATCTTCTCCTACTCCTTTAGTATGATCGCAAGACCAATGATCGGCAATTGCAGCTGAGCCACCATTACCAATAGTAAGTATTGGATGTCTATGAATTGCACAATAAGTTAATACATTCATAACTTTTGTTAATTCAATTTCGTCAACAGTATTCAAAGCATCATTAATCATCTGTTGATATTCTTTAAGCATTATACAAGCTCCAATGTAGATCCATGTTTTGCAAATCTAAATTTAAATCTTTGATAACTCTTCATAGATTCTAATACTCTATTTTTTTGTTTATCTGGAACATAAACTAATAAATATCCACCACCACCAGCTCCAAGTATTTTACCTCCAAGAGCGCCATTTTTCATGGCTTTTTCATACATTTCATCTATAACAGGATTAGTTACATTATCAGAAAGTTGTTTCTTTATTTGCCAACCTTGATCAAGAAGATTACCAAAATCATCAATTCTCTTCTTCTGCAATAATTTAAGAGAAGTTCTAGCTAACTCTACCATAGCTTTAGTCTGCTCTACATTAACATTATTTTTTAAATTTTCTACTTGTTTTGACAGTACTGAAGATGCTTGTCTGTTTATTCCTGTATTAAATGCTAGTAGATTATTATCTAATTCATACATAGCACTAGCATCAATATCAACTGGTTTTACTCTTGTTTCATTGCCATGAAAATATATGGCATTAAATCCACCATATGCTGCAGCATATTGATCTTGCTTTCCAATTGGCTCTGAACATCTAATAATTTCAATATATGAAGCAAGTTCTGCTAATTCTTTATGATCTATATTCTTATTATGAATAATTCTATAGATAGCATTAATCAAACCAACTGTAAATGTGGATGATGAACCTAATCCAGTTCCTTTAACCGGAACATCGGAAAAAGATGCAATTTCTATATGTGATGGAAATTCAAAGTGTTTAAGAGTCTCTCTGACTCTATCGTGCTTAACGTCATCTAAATTATCTGTCTGTTCTAGCACAGAATAGATAACTCTAATATGGTTGGCGACACAGCGATTAACTGCCAAATAGATATAACTATTAATTGCTGTAGATACTACCATTCCTTCGTTCTCTTCGTAGAACTGAGGAATGTCAGAACCTCCTCCAAAGAAGGAGATCCTGAGTGGTGTCTTTGTTACTATCATGTTCTATACGTAAACATCTCTGCTGGTAATTTTCTAGATTCAGTGGTAGGATACTGTTCCCTAAGCTCTACCATTAGAGACTCCCACTGAGAACTAATTCTATCAAGATTGAATCTAGTGTCGGCATATGCCTTAGCAAACTTTAGATAATTCTGTATATCTGGATTGTTCACTTCCTGAATAGCCTTGTCCATATACTTATAAAATATTTCTGCATGTTTCTTGGTATCTTGTTCCCACTGATACATGAACGTCATACCGCCGGCTGTATCTGGAAGAGCAGCAAGATTAGGATGAACACAGAGTAGTCCAGCCGACATTGATTCCATAAGAACACGACATGAAGTTTCTTGCCAGATACATGGATACGCTAAAATATGAGAAGCCAATAGATGTTCTCTTAGTTTTTCCTGTGGAGCAAAACCATGATATGTCATGTTTGGATGATTACCAATCTGTTCATATAATGGTTCAAAGTGTTTATCAGCATCAGCCCAACCATAGATCTTAAATGAAGAAAATACATGCAGATGAATGTTGTTGTATTTCTTACTTAGAGCGTCAACCACGGGATAAAGAAGTTCTAATCCACGATGCTGGGTGGAGAAATATATAAGATTAACTTGATCTTTATCTTTCTCTACTTTTTCAAATGGTTCAATTGGAGTTTCAATAACTTGAAGTTTAGAATCCATTGGAATACCAAGACGAAGACACCAGTCTTGAAGCTGCCAATTAGAAGAGAACACCATCTTATGAAATCTATTTTTGCTGTGCTCTTCTTTAAAGTGCGCGCACTCTGGATCTTGTGCCAGATCATGAGCCCAATATACGCGGATCTTGTCTTCTTGTAGATCGCGAATGCGAGAAGGAATAATCTGAAAATCTTCTGCTAATTCAGGAGAGACTTTCTTACCAATACTTCTCTTTGTTATCTCAGTACCACCCTGCGACTTAGCAGAGATCTCATTTTCCTCAACGAACGCCATTCTTAAACTCCATTTCGATTATAGCGACCGCGGCGGCTAAATCCGTCGCGACATGATAAGGTTCACTCATATCTATATATTCTTCTGGTGGATCATAATCGTGTTCATTACCAACCAATATAGTAGTCAACATACTTTTATTTCCTGGAACGATATCTTTCCAGCGATCACCGACCATATAGCTGCCTTGAGAGTCTATTTCATAGATACGCATCAGAGACTCTATCATTCCATTATTAGGCTTATAAAGATTAGTATCTTTCTTGAGAGCGTATAACACATGATTGACTCCCATCTGTTCTTCTAGATATTCACAGATAGAGTCAAGTTCAACTATAAGCATCTCACCATCTAATACGCCGGGTTGATTAGTTACCACAAATACCATAAAGCCCATATCTTTTAAAGATTGAATAGACTCTCTTACATTTGGATAGAT